ACAACAAGAAGTGGAACGGCACCCTGTTCGATGACATTGCCGAGCCGGTTCTGAACGCGGCGAAGGACAAGGTTGACCGCCCGCTGTTCATTGAGTCCACCTATTTGGACATCAACAGCCCGTTCCGGCAGGGCCGGGTTCTGGGGCGTCCGACGTTCCTGTCGGATCACGTCACCGACCCCACCAAGCCCAACACCGATACCGGTGTTCTTGGTTTCCAGGGCGATTGGACCCAGATTGTGTGGGGCCAAATCGGTGGTCTGTCTTACGACGTTTCAGACCAGGCAACCCTGGACCTGTCCGCTAATGGTGATGGTTCCGGTCTGGTTTCGCTCTGGCAGAACAACTTGGTTGCTGTCCGTGTGGAGGCCGAGTTCGGTGTCCTGGTCAACGACCCGGAAGCTTTCGTCAAGCTGACCAAGTGAGTTTGCTGGGAGGGGCGGTTGTGTTTGCCGCCCCTCCTGCATCTCCTGTGAGAGGGACGTATGAAGATCAAAAACAAAGCCAACGGTGTCGAGGCTGAAGTCCCCGACACGCTGGCAGAACTACTTGTGAAGACGGGCAGTTGGGAGCCTGTTGAGGCTGCCGCCCCTGTGAAGCCGGTGCGTAAACGTGCCGCTAAGAAGCCCGTCGAGGAACCTGTTAGCACTGAGGAGTGAGTCATGGCGTATGCGTCTGCTGACGATGTGGCGGTGCGGTGGGCGCGCTGCCTGACTCCTGAAGAATGCGCCCTCGTCCAGGTTCGCCTAGACGATGTCGAGCGCATGTTGAAACGGCGCATCCCCGAATTGGATTCGAAGATCACGTCCGGTGACATTGATGTCGAGGATGTGATTCAGGTTGAGTCTGATGCGGTGCTGCGTCTGGCCCGCAACCCGGAAGGTTTCCAGTCCGAAACTGACGGCAATTACACGTATCAGCTTCAGAAGGATTTAGCTTCTGGTCGGTTGGAAATCACCGACGATGAGTGGGACATCCTGGGTGTGCGGCGTTCACGTATGTCTGTGTTGGTCCCCTCATTCGTGGCGGGTGACGGTTCCACGATTATCAGTAGGGGAAGTAGGCTATGACAACAGTTTTCACGGTGATCGGTGTTAAGAAACTGATCTACCAAACACTTCAGGATGATTACGGTGTTCTGCCTAATGGTGGCGGGTCACTAGGCGGCGGGGTGGTCACTGGTGGCCTGACCCAAGCCCAGGTCCAGACGTTGATTGATACTGCGATTGCGGGTATCCCGCAGTCTGCCGGTGTGACGTTGCAGCAGGTTGAGGCTTCGATTGCTGCGGCTGTCTCTAACCTACCTGCTCCCGGTTTGGGTGAACCGGCTGTGCTGGAACTGCTGGAAGAAAAACTCACTGAGTTCGGCCCTATGATCCAGCAGGCGATCCAGTCTCAGTTCAAGGCGATGCCCAAGAGCATCCGGCTGAACACTGATGACGGCAAGGTCAGCATTGAGGGTTTGGATATTTCCGGCCCGAATAAGCCTGTGTCTTTGGACATGGAGTTGCCTGACGGTTCGTTGTCGGTGAATGGCAAGCGGGTGTTGACGGTCGATGATGCTCTTGATGCTGCCGGTGGTGGGATTGACCAGGCGGCTATTGAGGCTGCGGTTCAGGCTGCTACCGCCACTCTGACTGCGGCCATTTCTTGGGAGGGTCAGCAGCGCGAGGAAGCTGATATCAACCTTGAAGCTGCGTACCAGTACCTCCGTGAGAATAAGGCCGACAAGTCTGCAATTGAGGGTCTTGAGAGTGCGATTATCGGCCAGTTGTCGAAGATTTTCGATGACATTGCGGCGCAGCAGAAGATCAGCGAGGACATCGTTGAGTGGGTTATCGCGGATTATGTGAAGAAGGCTGAGTTCCAGTCTTTGTTGGATGCGATTACCGGCCCTGATGCCACGGTGGAGGATGTGGCTAAGGCGTTCAAGGATTTGAACGCTGGCATCGAAGACCTTGTGCGTCAGCTTGTTTCTGAGGTTTTGGGTGTGCCGCTGCGGCAGATGGTGTCTGAGGCTATCGCCGAGCCTATGAGTGTGGTTCAGGCTGACATTGCGGCTTTGAAAGCCGATAAATCGGCACCCGTTCTTCCTGAGGCTACTGCCGCTGAAATCAAGAACGTGTTGACCGGTGGTGTTGAGGTTCCACCGAATATCCCGTGGACGGCTTGCACGAACGTGGGCGGCAGCGGCAACGTCGAGGCACGGCTCATCAACGGCGTAGTGCAGTTCCGTGGCGATAAGAAGGCCAACATCACCGCTGGTGGCTCACACACGACGGTGCTGCGTATCCCTGCCGGGTTCCCCGGCCCTGCGGTGGCTCAGAACATCGTTGTCCACGCCGTCAACACCGGAGTTTCCTTCGTCACCGGCCTGACCCGAATCGACACGTCTGGGGCTATCGGCCTGGCCGCACCCAACGGCAAGTTCGACACCGCCAGCTACGACGGCGTCCAGTACTTGGTGTTCTGAAAGGGGCCACGATGATTGACAAGAAGATCGAAGCAGTCACCACAGCAGCAGTCCATCCGGCGTGCCTTGATTTTCGGGCTGCCGCTGCCGATGCGCTGAAGGCCCTGGAGGCTGCGGCGGGCGGGCTGGCTGTTCCTGACCCGTCGCTGGTGCGTGTCTCCAACACCGCTGTCGGTGAGGGTGAGTACGTTGTCACGCCGCTGAACACGATGACGAACCGGTACATGCACACCCCTGGTGAGTTTGACGATTACGCCTTCGTGTTCCTGGCCTACACGATCCCGTCTGTGGTGCCTGGCGGCTCAACGTGGACGATCAAGGTCACCTACGGCGGTAAGACGATGACCTACCGCAACGAGTTCCTTACCGGCGGCAGCGCCACTGATGCGACTCGCGGTGCTGTGCAGTATTACGACCTGCCGATCACGCCGGGTCAGGGTCCGCAAGAGGTTGTGGTCACGTGCACCACCGGGTTGAATCTGACTGGCCGTGCCGGTAATCCGACGTACACGTTCGCCTCAAACTCTGTGACGGTGAGCAACTGGGTTCAGAGCGCGTCAGCGGGATGGGCCGGTGGTACTGGCAGCAACGACAAAACAACCTTCCCCAAGCTCGATGGGGACCGCCGCTATCTGGGTGTGTCTTCTGTAGCCACCACCCCGGCCCGCACGTATGTGCAGTCCGGTTCCGGTGGACCCGCAAAGGTTTTGTGGGAGGCGTTCGACAAGGATGGCCGTCGCATCGTCATCTTTGAGGATCGCAAGCCGCAGCCCGAGCCATTGACGATCATGCACGGCGGTGGAGCGAAGTTCGCTGCTGGCGCTTTAGTGGTCAACGTGAACGCGCCGTCGAAGGTGCTCTAAGGGGGTCGGTGTGAGTCTGCTGGATAAGGGTACGGACTGCATCATCGTCTACCCCGAAGAAGTCATCACGGACATCGACGGGAACACCCGCACCCAGCCCTCCAAATGCGGGTTCCGCATCCGAGCCAGGATGCAACCACAAGGGCAGTCCGGCACATCATCCAGGCGTGCGGAACAAGACAATGAGGGGTTCGAAACGGAGCGGGTGTACACAATGCGCCTCCCCCGTGGCGCACCCCTCCTTGGTGCCCAGGCTCAGGTTGAGTGGCGGGGGGTGCGGTGGGCTGTGTTCGGTGACCCGTTCTTCTACAACAGTTCCCGGCGCACCGCGCACGTCGGCTACACCCTCAAGAGGTTCTAATGAGAATAGAACTTGACCTGGACTGCACCGAGAAGGTGATGCACCGCCGGGAGGTAGCCAACGAGGTTGAGGACGCGGCGGTGAGGATCGGTGTGCGGGCTGAGAACAACCTTCAGAGCGCCAGGGCCACCACCCCGCACGTGAAGATTGACGGCACCGGGAAACAAACGGAAATTGATTTGGAGAAAGCACCGGATCGCCCGTTGGACTGGCTGGTGTACATGAAAGCCGGTGGTAAAGACCCGGATGCGATAGCGATCGAGTACGGGCACTTCCCGTCCGGCGTTTTCGCACCGGAACGGTACGGCAAGGTCACGAAAGCCCCTGCGGGCCTCTACATTTTGACGCGGGCGGCAGGGTTGGACGGTTCGATGTCCATCAGTTCCGGGCGTTCTAGAGGTAAACGCTGATGTCACGTATGCCTCGCGTTCAAGCGTTAGTCATCCCGCTTCTGCGGGAGGAGTTCCCTGATGTGCAGGTCACATCCTGGGGTGCCGATATCGACTTCAGGAAGTTCCCGATCCTGAACATCAGGCGGGTCGGTGGTGTCCGGCACATGACCAAACCGAAGCAGTTAGATAAGAGCGTCATCGAATTGTCGGCGTACACCACTGTGGGGTTGCCGGAAACTGAGCAACTGTACATGGATGCACTTGAGGTGCTGTATGACGCTG